TAGTGCTGAATTCACTATCGGCGAAGGTGAGTTGATGGCTCATGATGTCCCTCTGGGATGCGCTCCGGATGAATATGATGATCTCATATCAGGAACTTGTTCGCACCTTCCTTAGATTTAAGCGGTGTCCCCGTCAGTTCGATCATTTCCTCTCTGGTGATTATGTCGTGATCGTGTTTCATGGTCTTTCCTCAGCATGCCGGCTATAGCGTTGTCTGCTGCATCGCAAGCGCGCTGGATATCGGACTGGGTCAAAGTCCTCTTTCTAACGCTGGCTGATAGCCTGCCAATTTTGATATCGAATTCTGAAAGTAAAACTACACCTGGTTGCCAACGTAGCATTGTGATCTCCGGTTTATTGGTAGACCACAATGCTATCGGTAGTGATGGGTTATTTCTGATTACGCTTAATCAGATTTTGTTTTGGTCGGAATGCGCCATCTTCACGCGTTATCTTGATATTGCGAGGGAAGTGCATACCGAGTTCGCAACGGGCCCGCGCTTCGATAATTGCGTTGGTTCCATCTGGTAAAACGACATGAACCGCATCACCTTTCTTCAGGGATAGTCTCAGCATATCAGCGCACCTGCAGTGAACGTTCGCCGATTTCAATATGGGCGCCCGGAACCGGGTTTAAGAGCTCTTCCGGGACTTCCCCACCATCTGCGGCAATCTGAGCCGCTGCCGCTTCTGCTGACTCGATAGCCTCTTTGATTGCCTTCTTATCAGGCGCAACCACTGCCTGAACGGTCACCAATTCATCCGGGAGTAAATCAACGTTATCGATCACCACATTGATTGCACCTTTACGGGCGGTGAAGGTGTTTTTTGCCGTTTTGACGGTATCCTGCCCGGCGGCCAGAAGACACTGGAGAACATATTTCTTCAGGTTTGTGATCTTACCTTCGAATGACTTTTTACGGGCGGCCAGGCGTTTAGCTTCTTCGTCGCAGGTTTTCGCCAGACCTTCAAGGTTGCGAACATGGACGAATACCGCATCGAGTTTGTCGCCGAGCTGCAGCTCGAGCCCCTCCATTGTATCGGCGATCATTTCAGCTGACAGACCAGAACCGTCTTCATTTTCCAGCAGCGCCTGGAGTTTAGACATATCTGCGGCAATAGCAATTGCTGTTGTGGAAGTCATTATGCTTTCTCCTCGGCTTTATTCAGTTCTTTGATCCGACCATCTTTAATGGCAATCAGGCGGCGCAGACGGCCAGAAAGATAGCGTTCATGTTGTGCGTCACCGTTGGCCTGTGCGGCTTTAATGTGAACGTCGATTTCACGCGCGATAGGAGAGAACACGCCGTTTAATTCGTTCACTGTCACGCCATTTGCCAGAGTGTTAGCAACACGGCTGAGTTTGTCGTCAAACTCCTGGCGAAGACGTGCTGCGTCCTCTGCGGTTTCGCTGGCATTCTTCAGATCAAACTCTGCCTTGTTTTTCTGGCGGTACTCCAGATTGTCGTAAAGGCCCATAAAGATATCGCCGCTGAATCCTAGGCCGGATAACGCCTTTTTAGTGGCATCGGTAAGGGATTTTTTAGCGGCTTCCCCATCGCAGATCGGGCCATATTTGCTGCCGTAAATGTAGGGTGTGCAGCCGTAGGCATATTCTTCTCCGCGAACATCGTTTACCAGATACCAAAGGCGAATTTTCATTACGTGATGTTTTTCAGTGAGGAAACCGCCATTACCATCTGAGATCAGTTCCCATGTATTGTTACCGTCAGTTCCTTTTACAGTCCGTGTAATTGGCGCTCCATCGTCAAAGCGTTCTTCCAGTATATCGACGCCCCAGCCGCTGCCTTTCAGGCCGAACTCACGGGTAGCCAGCATCGTAAGATACGTGCCGTTGATTGAGGTGCCGCCGCCGTTTTGCGTGAATGCTTTGGTAAAGCGCTCATCGGTTTTGAAGACGCGTTTCCACAGCGCCAGGTTGTCTTGTTCGGTGCCAGGATTACCGACTGATCGCACGACTTCTTCAGCGCTAGGCATGGTTTCTTTCTGGCTTATGTGCTCTACCAACTGCTCCACATCATCAGCAATTCTTTGCGCTTTGACGCTCAGTTTTTCCTCTGGCTCGCTGGCGCTGTAATTGTCTGACGCATAAACGCCATAACCCATATCGTTAAGCGCCTTACGTGCCTGTTTCGCCTGGGTATCTGTAACGGCCGGCGGCGGCACTTCCGCTTTTTCGCCTGCGTTTGAGGCAGTGTTTTCTGTAGTGTCTGGTTGCTTGACAGGTGCGGTGTCGGCTTCTTCAAAGCGGCCGTTTGCATCCAGCCATGAATCGATGTGGCGGCGTAGGCTGTCAGGGAAATGATAGGTATCTTTCGCCGGTACGTTCTGCACTACACCAAAAATACTGTCTCGGTCATATTTCAGAATGTGCTCTGTGGTGCGAAGCGCCATTGACCAACGTTTAAAATCTTCGCGCTCGTCTGCAATGATTTTCTCAGCATCGCGAAGGTTGCCTGATAATACTGGCGCGTCGGGAGAAATAGGGAGTAGGGCAACAGCGATCTCCTGATCCAGTGTTGCATAGGTATGTTTATAACCACGTTTTGGCGCGATTTTAACGTTGGTATCAGTGCTGGCGGTGCCGAGTGAGGAATTTTGGCCTGGTACCATTTCTTCACGTTTACCGGGATTCTCAAGCCAGCGTTTTACAAATTGAGAAATAGCCGCTTTGCCCGGAGTCTGGTTTTCAAAATGGGAGAAGATGCCCTGGATCAGATTGTTCAGACCTTCCACGTGCATATGTTTAACTGGCTCGTTGTTGTGCAGGGCGCAAAGCACATTGAAATTAAAACGGTCATCCTCTTCCATGGTTTCGTCGTGGTTATCCAGATCATCAAGATAATCTACAACCTGCGAATAGAGCTGGCCGTTCATCTCTAATTTGCTGAAGAGTAATACAGCTGCAAAACGCTCCCTGGGGGATACTGTCATCAGATCGATAACTTCATCGCCTGCTGGCAGCTCGGTGACGTCACCATTCCGGATGTTAGCCACCCATTTTTCACCGTCAAAGGTATTTTCTCGGGCGAACTGCTCATCGAACTGGCCAACGGCAGGCAGTGGCTGGCCTTCAACGTGTTCCCATAGCTTAGGTTTGAAATAGTTGTCGCCGTTCGCCGGGTAAGATTCCCAGAGTTTGCCGGTGATAATGCTTTCGGCGACTTTCTTGTTTGGTGCTTCGACGGCGATCGCCAGCTGTACGGCGCCGCAGTCTTTGATTGCTGATTTTTTTGGCTCGAATAAGCCGTTGTAGATGGTCATTGGTCTTTCCTCGTTTGTAACTAATTCGCTGGTTAGGCGTCTTGTTTAATTTCAGGGAGCAGTCCAGCGATCACGCGTTCTGCCGTTTTTTTTGCTTCTTCCAACTGCTCTAGTTCGCGTTCGAGATGAACCTTTTGGCTTTCTGCCAGTTCTTTAATTTCTGATGAATCGACATTGAGATAGCTCTCGCCGTTTCTACCTTCCGCTAAAATCCCGGAGGAGAGGCATTCGTTACTGCAAATATTGATAATTCTGTTTGCGCGATCTAAGCGGTCTTTAATTTCGCGAATTCTTTCAAGCAATTTTCTAATATCCATGGTCTTTCCTCTTGGTTACAGGCGCAGGTCACGCGCCAGTTAATTAAAACGGTACGTCGCTTTCTTCAATCGGAGAGTGGTCGATGCACAGCAGCTGCTGGATCTGGTCTTCAATAACGCTTAACTGTTTGTTGGCATCAGCAGATATTTGCTCTTTCTTCGCGCGAAGGGCATTAACCTGCATCCCGATAATATCGATAGGCTCTAAAGCAGGAATGGCAACCTCTACCGTTTTAGTTGTAACGAGAACATACAGATCAGGGTACTGCTGTGACATGTCACAGGTGAATGAGTGATAAGACGTTGGTAGGTATGGATTGGTTGTTGCCATAACGTAGATAGTTACGGGGATGGTAAGCGCTTCCATAGCGACTCCTTGGTGATGTATACTCAGAGCCGATCGGCGACTCTGTCGTTGGTCTTTCCTCGCTACAGGGTTGGTCCCCTGTAGCATTCCTGGCGGATTGGTCTCCGCTAGGGTAAATCAGCCCACTCCGGTGGGCTTTTTTACGCCTGAATGTTGCCGGTCTTTCCCGGCTGTCAGGGTGGTCAGTCCCGTTGGTCTTTCCTCGTTACCGTGTGAAAAAAATGCCCGGGGCGCCCGGGCCAAGACTACACACAGCAATTCGTATTCGTTGCGGTCTTTCCCGCATGTCATCGTACTGTCGGCGACCCGAAGAATTCTTGCCCGTCTTTCCGGACTGTCAGAACTGTTTCTGAACAACTGCCGCGTGGTTAGTGCGTCGTTGATGTGATGGAGCTTAACCAAAGGTAAGTTATTGGTCAATGAAATTTACTTAAAAAATGTTAAGTTATGGATGGTGTGATTATAACTGAATGAATTTTATGGTTATTTTTTTTGTGATTTTTTTCTTGTCGCTAAGAGCTCTTCAAATAACTTATTAAAGCCTTCAACGCGAGACTCTAATTCAGTTAAATGCCTATCCTTTTCAGATTCGGGAAGTGAATCAAATAGATCCAGAAGCTTTAACTGGCGAGCATCTAATTCTTTCGGCAATTCTTCCGCGGGGAGGGGAGATTGATCTTCATCGCCATACAAGAGCCAGGTAGGGGAACATTTTAGAGCTTTACTCAATTTGAACAGGTTTTGCCCTCTAGGTTCAGTCTCACCGTTTTCCCATTTGAAAATCGTGACGTGCGAAACCTTCACAGCATCGGCCAGCTTTTGCTGTGACATATCGAGTTCTGTTCTTCTGCGACGGATTCGGTCGTTTAGCTCTGTGTTTTTCATGAGAGTTAATGTAAATTAATTTGACTTAGCTTTTGTTAAGTTATAATTTCCAAACAAACGTTAACGAAGGAGGTGCCCAGTGCTAACCGAAGATGCAGTTAAATATTTTGGCAGTAAGGCCAAATTGGCGAAGGTACTCGATGTCTCGCAACCAGCTGTTTCACGTTGGGGAATGATGATCCCTGAAAAGAGGGCTGCTCGTTTGTCACTGATGACGGGTGGCGAACTCGTTTATGACCCGAAGGCTTACCAACTGCCAGCTAAATCAGCTTAACAATCCGTGTGATCTAAATCTGATTACGCTTAATCAATTTTCAGCGACAGGAGACGCGAAGTGGAGAACCTCGAGGAACTGAAACGAGAGATATTCAGCTGGGCAGCGGAAAGCGGGCAAGAGCTGGTTGCTATCGAGATAAGCCGTATGTGGTTTCGTCTCGGTGGTAACACCGGCGTGCTAAAGCTGCACCAGATTGAAGATGCAGACGGAAATGCAGACTGGCGGGCTATCAATAACAATCGACAACAGATTTTTCGCTGGCTGCGTGGTGAGACGAAAGCGGCCAGAACTAAAACCCAGACGCTGGCTAAAGCGATGGAAGCGGCACTGCCGGCAGAACGCTACGCGCGCCTGGACATGTCCACCCAGTATTTGATCTGCGTGGCCATACGCGAATTTGCGGCGGCCATTATCGCGTTATTGCTTGAGGCCAGAGACGGCCCGCAGCAAGTAGCGAAGGCATTGCAAGCGATGCGAGAAACACAGCGCCTGACCAGCGTTTAACCTGTACCGAGGAAAGACCAACATGCAGACAACTACAGACCGCATCACTTGGCGGAACGGCTTCCGCCTGAACGGTGAGCCTGCCTTCATGTGTGACGTGCAGGAGATTTTCGAAGAACGTCTCACTGCCAAAAAATGGGAACTCTACGAACTGCGCAAAGCCGGGCTGCGGGAAGAGAACCTCACGCCAAAAGAATACGAAAACGCCTGCCGCCAGCTGGCCGATATGCTGGGGATCTGATTATGAGTATGACGCTTATGGCCAAAGCTATGGCGATAAAGACCGGTAATCCGATTAGAAAACTGGTGCTGATCAAACTTGCCGATAATGCCAATGATTACGGCGAATGCTGGCCGTCTTACAAACATATTGCGGATCACTGCGAGTGCAGCAAAAGCGCAGTGCGCGATCACATCGATGCGTTGATTTCTATGGGCCTCCTGGTGAAAGAAAACCGCCCTGGCGTAAAAAACGGGAAGGGTAACGCGTCGAATCTGTACTGTATGAAACTTGATAACCCTATGCCGCCAAAAAGCATAGCCCCTATGCCGTCAGAAAGCACAGGTATGCCGTCAGAAAGCATAGCCCCTATGCCGTGTGGCGGCACCAGAACCAGTCACTCTTTTGAACCAGTCAAAGAACCTATAGATCCCCCTAACCCCCGGGGGGGGGAAGGCGTTGACTTAATTCTTTCCGATGCACAAAAAGCGCTGGATTTTTACAACGAGCAAACCGGTACCCGCTGCCGAGACCTGAAACCGTTTGTGATGATGCTGACGCCGACCACCACCCGGGCAGGGTACACCCTGGACGAACTGCAGTTGGTTATCCGCTGGGTGCTGGCCACATGGCGCCGCCGCGGCGATAGCCTGCCGAAGCCTGCGAACATTTGCCGGATTAACCGCTTTGATGGCTATCTTGCTGACGCTGAGGCGTGGGCTGTTTTGGAGGTGAAGATCGACCCGGAAGCCGTCATGAACGGCTACAACGAAATTTTCGCTGACATTCTGCCTGCTGCTGAACTGGATGCCGACCGCCGCCGGACGATCACCCGCCTTGCTGCTCACATGAAAAATAAAACTACCGGTGCATTCCTGGGGTACTTCGAAAAATTTCGCGCTGATGCTCCTGATTTTTATTTCGGTACAGATGGCGGATGGCGAGCCAGCTTTGACTACCTGATGAAACCTGAAACGTTACGTAAAACCCGGGAAGGTTCGCTATGACTCCGCAGGAACTGGAAGCTTGTGTGCTGGCCGGACTGCTGAACGGCGGCGCAAGCCCGGACGCTTTCGACGTGATCGCCTCGACGCCTGAAGAATCTTTCAGCATCGGATTTCACCGTCGCGCGTTCTCCGAAATTAAAAAACAGGCGCTGGCGAACGGCCTGATCGACATGCTGTTTGTCAGTGAAGCGCTGGGCGGTAGTAGCCTGGCTGATTTATCGGAAATTACACGTATGCCTGCCACAGTACCGAACCTGAAGGGGTACGCCGGAAAGATGGTTAAGGCGTGGCGCAGTCGCCGTATGGCTGAATTACTGCAGCAGGGCGCTGACGGTATCCGCCAGGCCAATAATCAGGAGCAGCGCGATCAGGTTGTCGAAAGTGCGGTGGCGCAGCTGCTGGACATGACCGGCGATACTGGTGACGTGCAGCCGGTTCACATCAGCGATTTGCTGCCAACCTACATGGAGACGGTACAGAAACGCATGGACGGCGAAGCCGGTACCCGAAACCTTAAGACAGGCATTGACGACCTCGATGATGCCACCGGCGGAATTAACCTGCAGGATTTGATTGTTGTCGCTGGCCGCCCGGGTATGGGTAAAACAGAGTTTGCGCTGAAGATTGTCGATGGTGTTACCGCTGCCGGCGGCGGGGCGCTGATATTCAGTATGGAAATGGCCGCTACGCAAATCGTAGAACGCTCTCTGGCGGGCTCTGGCAACATGTCGGTGTCACGCCTGCGTAATCCCCTCGATATGCAGGACGAGGACTGGGCGCGCTTTACAGCGGCCATGGAAACCATGAACGGGCGCGATATCTGGATCGTCGATGCTACGGATCTGACGATTGAGCAAATCCGGGCCGTTGCCGAGACGCATAAGCGCCGCTATCCGCATCTGGCGATGATCGTTGTCGATTACCTTGGCCTGATTAAAAAGCCGAAGGCAGAGCGTAACGACCTGGCGATCGCCCACATTTCCCGAAACCTTAAAACGATGGCTATGCGCCTGCATACGCCGACGTTTGCACTAAGCCAGCTTTCGCGCGCGGTGGATTCCCGCCCGGCAGGCCAGCGTCGCCCGGTTATGTCGGATCTCCGCGACTCCGGTTCTATTGAGCAGGATGCCGATAGCATCATGTTTCTGTACCGCGATGAAGTCTACAACCCGGAAAGCCCGGCAGCCGGTATTGCCGAAATCATCCTGGGGAAAAGCCGCTTCAGCGCTGCCGGCGCGGTTATCTATCAGGAGTTTAAAAACGGCCATTTCCTTCACGTCGATCAACATGTCGGCAAAGAGAAAACACGCATTCAGCTGGAGGCAGCAAAACCACGAAAACAACCGCGTAAATATTCAGAGAAGTACAACACCGATGCATTTTAACTGCGCCTGACCAGCGCGATATAACCGAGGAAAGACCAATGACCACGAATTTAAATTACCCGAAACCAGTTAATCCGGATGATGGCTGTAACTGGCTACCCGTTATTCTCTGGCGCATGAACGCCGGCGCCCGTGCGCGGAGCCGTTCTGTATTTGTTGCCGCACCACGACCAGTACCAGTGCCGGGGATTACTCCGCAAAAGCCAGTTAAACGCGAAGCGCCGGTGCCCGCAGTTTCAGGTCGTCGCCGTAAAACCCATATCGGCACCGTGATTTATTCCAAAGGTGAAAAAAATGTGCGCCTGAGTGAGGGGGTCACCGTCTGGTCAGCGGGCGCTAACGAGCATTTCGATAAAAAAACAGGTCAGCGTGTCGGTGGTGCTGGCCGACATCGGCTGCTACTCGACAGCGTTCGCCCGCTGCTTGCCAGCGATGATCAACCTGGTGCCGGGAAAGTTACCGCGCAGCAGCTGGTCGCCGTGATGAAAGGCAAAACGCTTTCTTACCAGACTATTCTTGGCCAGCTTCAGAAACACTATCCTGAATGTCAGGTCACACTCAAAGAAATTCAGGATCGAGTTTTAAAAATGTTCAGTTCGAACTATGTCGGTATCACTCGCCATGAAGATACGCCAGTAGTTCATTTCACGCTTAACAGCGTGGATCCCCGTTATTACGTCGAGTCAGCGAAAAACAAGAGGGTGTAAAGCATGGCCGGGCAATCAGATTACCTGCCGGCCGGCCTACCGCTCAATCGCGCCAAATGGCCGCAGGAGTGTCAGATCAAAGAGCACTACGACATGCGCGCCTCGGCACTCATACGCCAGCTGTTCGAGAAGAAAGTTACTCGGCAGTACATCGTTGAGTCGATTGCAGCGACGCCGGAAAGCTACCGGGAGTTTTTCAAAGAACGATTAAATTTTTGGCGGGGAAAACGGGTATGAAAAACTTGTTTAAACAGGAATTTGAAAATTACAGCGGGCATACATTACGAGTTTTTGCCCTGACATTGAACTTTGTTGTGCTGTTTATCGTAGTGGCGGCACTGTCAGCCTTCGGCATCTGCATGGTTAACATCTGGGGGAATTGGTGAGCAAAAAATACACACTGATTTATGCAGATCCGCCCTGGACCTACCGCGACAAAGCCAAAGATGGAGAACGTGGCGCCGGGCATAAATACCAGACAATGACTGTGCTCGATATCTGCCGTCTCCCGGTCTGGGAGCTGGCCGCTGAAAACTGCCTGCTGGCTATGTGGTGGGTACCAACTCAGCCGCTGGAGGCGTTGCGGGTAGTCGAGGCGTGGGGATTCCGCCTGATGACCATGAAAGGCTTTACGTGGAACAAATGCTACAGCCGGCAGACCAACAAAATGGCCCTGGGAATGGGCCATTTAACCAGGGCTAACAGCGAGGATTGTCTTTTCGCTGTGCAAGGGAAATTACCCGCCCGGTTGGATGCAGGGATCGTTCAGTCATTTACAGCCCCGCGTCTGGAGCATTCGCGCAAACCAGATATCGTGCGCGAAAAGCTGGTGCAGCTGCTGGGCGATGTACCGCGTATTGAGTTATTCGCCCGCCAGTCATCGCATGGTTTCGATGTGTGGGGCAATCAGTGTGAATCGCCAGCGGTGGCGCTGCTGCCGGGCATTGCCGAATATATCGGAGAGGTTGCTTAGCCATGAAAAACACAATTCAGGACTTAATGAATCACCAGTTCGCCATGCTGGAAACCGTCACCGATCCCAACATCAAAGGCGAACTGCTTCAGGAAGAGTTATCGAGGGCTAAAGCGGTAGTGGAAATCGTTGGGGTGATGGTGGGCACTTATCGCGTCGCCCTCGATGCTCAGAAGGCTATTTATGACGGCACAGCGGGGAATGTGCCTAAGATTATGGGGATCGAAAAATGATAGAAAAATACTCTCCAGCCCAAGAATTGTTTATAAAGCGGCATATTAAAAGTTCTACTGCGCGTGAATTAACTGAAATGTTTAACGCTCAATTTTGTACTAATAAGAGCGTTGGGGCTATCCGTATCTGGTGTAAATCGCATGGGCTAGGAAAGCAGTTTTTGATTGAGCCGCGCTATACCGATGAGCAGCTAACTTTCATTTATGCCAATAGGAATCTAACGAATGCTGAACTTACAGAACGGTTCAACAGACGATTTGATACCGATAAAAAGCCTGACAATATCAAGGATGTAAAGATAGCTCGCGGATGGACTCGCGAGCCTAAAGGCCGGAAACGTATTCTTCCCCAGTACATCACTGTTAATAAAGAAAAAATCAGACTCGATGTATACGTATATGAATGCGTACATGGAAAATTACCGACCGGTTATTCGGTTATACATCTGGATAATGATCTTAATAATAACAATATCGATAATCTGCGCGCTGCCCCTAAAGAAATTCGCCGCCTGTTTTCTGGCGCGGGCTACTCTAAAATGCCGCAGGTGCTTGCTCCGGCGCTATATGCACAGGTAATGCTCCGCCATGCGATCAAACGTTTGTCCATCAAAACTGGGGAAGTGGCTAAATCTTCCGCAGAACGTAAAGCCGTCCCGGAGGTGGTGAACCATGGCTGAGTTACGCGCAGGTTGTCAGGCGATGATTATTGGCGGCTTCTACCGCACCAATGATGGTAAGTCAGTGCTGGTTGTAGGTTTCGTGCCGAATGGCTCCCGGTTTACCTGGAATGGAGAGGTGTACGCCGAGCCAGTTCCTATGGGAGATGCATGGTTGATATCAGGCGACTTGGTGGCACGGGATGGCGCTACTGGAGAGGCAAAAAGGATGGATTTCGCGCTGATGCCAGCAAAATACCTGATGCCTATTGATGGTGATGACTTCTACAGCGAAGACGAGCGCCATAAGGAGCGGAAGCATGCCTAAATCTCCCGCAGAACGCAAAGCCGCGCAACGCGCGCGGCAGTCCGCCGCCGGTGAGCGTAAGATTGAACTGGTGCTTGATGAGCAGGAGCAGGAGATGCTGGCGCGGAACTGCGCCGCCCGGCGCCCTGGTCGCGATCCCTACGAAATGTCCGAGTACATCGCGTTGCTGATCCGCCAGGATGATGCCCGGGTGCGCGGCCGGATTAAAGCCATCAGCAAACGGCGCTGCGGAAAGTGCGGTGATCGGTTGCCGGTGTCATCCTGTCCGCACTCTGGAGAAGCTGCATGCTGGCTAATGTACGGCTGGCACGAAACCAAATTGTCAGCATAGTGATTGACCACACCAGACAAAAACGAACCGTCAGAAATGGCGGTTTTCTTTTTAATTCAAGCATATGTTTTTCTGTTTTATTGTTGATTTTTAACGATTAGTGCTATTAAAAATTTGCTCTCACTGTCAGTTGGTAGTATATATACTGTAAATTTATACAGTATTTGTTGAGGGAGAGGTAGTGGTTGATAAGAAAGACGCAGGAGACCTTCTCCCCGACGATGGCGATGTACTGGTAACGTGTGAAAATGGGAAGATCAAGAAGATCAGAATAGTTCACTATGATGAGCATGTGGCAACACTTAACGCGTTGTTTGAGTTAGCCAAATTGACTGGTTACACCATTATCAAACCAGACGGGACTGTGCTATAATTAACTCGTTGGCCTGAACACCCAACACATTGTATTTCTGAGCAATTGCTGCGCTAAAGGGGAACCCAATGGCGCAGTATTCTTTTGTAAAAGCACCCGGTGATGTATTAATTCCTGCATCGCCAGACGCCCGCGATTTTCTGAAAAAAATTAAACTGGGCGCTGTCTTGTATTCAGATTTTAAGCAGGCACGAAACCCGGCATTTCACCGCAAATTTTTCGCCCTCCTGAATCTGGGCTTTGATTACTGGCAACCTTCCGGCGGTGCAATATCGCCAGCCGATAAAAAACTGGTGCGTGGCTACGTGCAGCTGGTGGCCCACTATGCCGGACACGCCGACACTTTGCAGGAACTGGCGGATCAGTATCTCCGCGATGAAGCAGAAAAACGCGCCGGGAATATCAGCGCGGTTAAATCGTTTGAAGCGTTCCGTTCCTGGGTGACTATCGAAGCCGGTTTTTATACCGAATACCAGATGCCTGATGGCACTACCCGCAAAGAACCAAAATCCATATCGTTTGCAAAAATGGACGATGTGGAATTTTCCCAGCTGTATAAATCCGTATTAGACGTCCTCTGGAACTTCATTCTGTTCCGCACCTTCCCAACGCAGCAGGCAGCAGAAAACGCCGCTTCGCAATTATTCAGCTATGCTGCGTGAGAAATATCGCCATGACTAAAGACGATAAACGCTGGCTGGAAGACGTTGCATCACTGGGTTGCGTTGTATGCAGAAATCTTGGCTACGGCGCTACGCTTGCAGAAGTTCACCATATCCGCAAAGGGCAGGGTATCGCCCAGCGCGCCGACCATAAAAAAACACTCCCGCTTTGCCCTCCACACCACAGAACCGGCGGACATGGCGTAGCCATCCATGCAGGGCAAAAAACATGGGAAGAAAACTACGGCACAGAGACTGAATTACTCGAACAGGTCACTGCGGAAGTGGGGGAATTACGCTTATGCAGAATTTAATTCCGTCTTTGAGAGCAGCAGATAACGCTAAAAAATGCGTTTGTCCTACGTGGGCGGAAAGCATGAAATTCTGTTCAGGCTCCTTTTCCATTCTGGCGGGTGGCGATTTTGCCCCTCTCTATGCTCGCGCACGCGCGCGTTTAGGGGGCTGATTTATGCCGCTGGTTGCCACCTTCCGAACAGACTGGTTCCGCGTTATTACCGACCTGACCAGAAAAAACCTCACCACTCAGCAAATCGCCGATGAACTTGGCGTTTCGAAATCTGCCGTTCTCGGTTGGAAATCCGGATCAGAACCTCGTCACGGTCACGGTGAGGCACTAATCGCTCTCTGGTGTCTGGCTACCAGCTCAGACCGTAAAAAACTCCCTACTGTGCTTTACCGGCAGTGGTGGACGTTCCGCCGCCCTGTTTTTGGTCGGGAAACTGACCAGAAGGGCAACACACAATGACGACTCACTAATTCAGGAGTGAAAGAAAATGGCTCGACCGAAAAAAATCGTTGAGACGCCGGGGCAGGAAAAAGCGGCGCTGGAAGAAAAAACGCTCGTTACAGAGGGGCAGTTAATTACTGCTGAACAGAACGGCGCGCAGCAGCAGGGTAGCGATAGCGGTGAACAGACCGTGCAGCAAAAGGTTTCAACCCTGCTTGATGGTACTCAGCTGGCAGAGCGTAACGCCATTCTCGCCACGCTCAACGCGCAGGGCGCTGCCATCGTTGCCCGCTTCGAAGAGTACGCCTTCACTGACAGCCTCGATCACCCACTGACCAATAACCTCGATTTCCTCAATCTGGTGCGCAAAGCCACTGAGGTAAGCACTGGCGGTACGGCGGAGCAGGTGACAAACGAGGAAGGCAAAAAGCAACCCGTACGCAGCGCGCCGGTATTAACCGAACACGGCTGGCACGTTCCGGGCTAAGGAGATTTTTATGTGTGATAGCGCACCAAAAGTTGTTCAGACAGACCCGCAGGCCGAAGCCGACGCAGCAGCAGACGCAGCGGCCAAAGCTGCGAACGCTGACGCAGCAGCGCGCAAAAAGCGCAAACAGGGATCATCCCTGCTGGCCAGCGGCGCAGAAGGCGCAACGGATACAGGTTCTTCCCTGCTGTCCACTGGCGCACAGGCCGCAAAAAATACGTTAGGGGCTTAATTCATGGATCAACTCGCCAGCCGGTTAATCAGGCGCGCTGACACGCTGAAAGCAAATCGCCAGGTGCACGAAAGCGTCTGGCGGGAATGCTACGACTACACCTATCCGCTGCGCGGGGCCGGGTTTTCGTCTGAGGTGCTGGACGCACAGAGCGCAAAGCAGAAGGTTGCGAAGCTGCTGGACGGCACAGCCACCGACAGCGCCCGTATGCTGGCGTCCGCGCTTATGTCAGGGATGACCCCGGCTAATGCTCAATGGCTGAACCTCGACAGCGAATTACTGCCTGATGACGCTAAGGCGTGGTTGTCCACCTGCGCAACGCTGGTATGGGAAAATATCCACGCCGCTAACTTTGACGCGGAAGGGTACGAGGCCAATCTCGATGTGGTCTGTGCTGGCTGGTTCGCGCTGTACGTCGATGAGGACAAGGAAGAGGGCGGATTTACCTTCCAGCAGTGGCCGCTGGCGCAATGCTTTGTGACCTCCACACGTCGCGACGGCATCGTTGATACGATATATCGCTGCTATCAGCTCACCGCTGAACAGGCAGTGAAAGAATTCGGCGCGGACAAGGTAAGCGAAAAAATCCGCGATGCTGCAAAAAACAAACCCGACGATAAATTTGATTTTCTGCACTGCATTTTCCCGCGCGATACCTACGCCGTAAATGCGAAGCTGGCGCGCAACATGCGCTTTGCATCGTTCAACGTGGAAGTGAGCGCAAAGCGTATCGTGCGCGAATCCGGCTATCACGAATTCCCTGTATGCGTCCCGCGCTGGATGAAAATCCCCGGCGGCTCCTACGGTATCGGCCCGGTATACGACGCGCTGCCGGACTGCAAAGAACTGAACGAAACCAAACGCATGGAGAAGGCCGCGCAGGATCTGGCTATCTCCGGCATGTGGATTGCTGAAGATGACGGCGTGCTCAACCCGCGCACGGTCAAAGTCGGCCCGCGTCGCATCATCGTGGCGAACAGCACTGACAGCATGAAACCGTTGCTCACCGGCGCAGATTTCAACGTGGCGTTTACCGCTGAAGAACGCCTGCAGGCGTCCATCCGCAAAATCATGATGGCCGACCAGTTGCAACCGCAGGACGGCCCGGCGATGACCGCTACCGAAGTGCATGTGCGTGTCGCGCTGATCCGCCAGTTGCTCGGCCCGGTCTACGGCCGTTTCCAGGCTGAATACCTGCAACCGCTGGTGGAGCGCTGCTTCGGAATTGCGTTCCGCGCTGGCGTTTTCCCTCCCGCCCCCGAGAGTCTCCAGAGCGCCAACTTCAACGTTCGTTATATCTCCCCGCTGGCCCGCGCGCAGAAGCTGGAAGATGTGACCGCCATCGAGCGCTACGGTCAGAACATCATGCAGCTGGCGCAGGCTTACCCGGATGTACTGGACAACATGGACAGCGACGAGGCGAGCAAGGTTGTCGGCGAGGCTCTTGGCGTTCCCGCAAAAGTTATGCGCTCCGCTGATGCGGTCGAGCAACTTCGACAGCAGCGCCAGCAGATGCAACAGCAGCAGGCGCAGCAGCAGATGCTGATGCATGCCGGGACGGAAGCCGCCGGCGCAGCAGGGCAGACAGCAGGCGAAATTATGGGACAACGACTGGCGGGCAACCAATGATCAAAAAAGACGTAACCCCTGAAGACTACCGGCGCATTTTCGAGGAGATGCCCGGCGGGCCGCAGGTGCTGGACGAATTAACGCGCCGCTTCGGGCGTGAGGCGTATGTCAAAGGCGGTACCGAAGGCGACCGCGAAACCTGTTACCGAGCCGGACAGCGTTCCGTGCTCGATTTCATTCTGATGCAAATCAACAAAGCAGACGGAGTAAACGACGATGTGGAAGTTTAAACACTTATTCATGAACACCGAAACAGGCGCAGAAGCGCCAGCAGGTAACGCAGGAGGGGATGATGCTGGTAATGGCGATGGTACTCAAAATCCGGGCGGCGGTACTCCAGCTGGTACTTCGCTCCTCAGCACCGGCGCGGGCGAACAAGGCGCGGATGACTGGCTACCTGAAAAATACCGCGTTATGGGCGATGACGGAAAACTCAACGTTGAAGGCTCAGCCCGCAAACTGGCGGATGCTTACTCGCACCTTGAAAAGCGCATGGGAAGCGGGGACACGCCGCCGAAAACTGCTGATGAGTATGCGCCAAAGGTAGAGGTCGAGGGTTTTAAGTGGGACGAGTTCAAAGCCGACCCGCGCATGCAATCATTCATGAAATCGGCGCATGCCAAAGGCATCACCAACGATCAGATGGGTTTCATCCTGGGCGAATACGCACAGCTGGCCCCAGAGCTGGTTAACGGTGCTGCTGCGCTGGACTCGGAAGCCGCCGCCACGCAGCTGCGCGAGACGTGGAAAACTGACGCCGAGTTTAATAAAAACATCGGTCTGGCTTTCCGGGCGTTTAACTCTCTGGCGGATGACAGCGACAAAGGGCGTATGGACGAAATCGGCAATAACCCGATGGTGATCCGCATGCTGGCGAAAATTGGTGCTGAAATGCAGGAGGATGCGCCGGCGGGCGGCGATGTGAATCTCGAAGAGCAGCAATCAATCCGCGACCTGATGAAATCCCCGGCCTATATGGATCCGAAACACGCCGACCATGAGAACGTTTCCGCCCGGGTTCGCGCCTATTACCAAAAGCGTTACGGCGATCAAACCGTAGCGTGACATGTCACGATCGCCCGCAGGGACGCGGGCATAGTTCATTTATTTTCTAAATCAATATTGAAAGGGTAATCTACGAAAAGCTCTAGCTTGTTATCGAATGAATCAGCTTTTTTTATACCTTTCACAGGAAAATCTTGATAAGTATTCCACTGACTGTATGGGGTAAACCATGCATAGCCTTTCCCATCACAATCAATAATCTGCATGGGTTTATCAATGTCGACAGGCTCTCCGGGCTTATCATTGTTAATTACATATAGCTTAATATCTCCAAAATTAAGATTCATTTGAAAGATCATTAAATCTTGTGGTGCATTTTTAAAATCCATAAATCTATCCCGCTGTCATTTGGTCGGGATTCCGACCGCATACCTCGCTAACAATCACCCCATAACCAGCCCGGCGGGGACGCCGGATACCTGATTTCTCCCGCAATGCGCCAGCGCCAACCGCATTGTGCAGATTTGGGCCGGGAAACCGACACCCCGCAGGCGATTTTCTCTGGAGTGATTATTATGCCATTTGATGCAAACAAGAACATGATCACCGCTGCGTTTGTTACGCAGTTTCATGATTCTTTCGAAATTGCTGCACAGCAAAAGGATTCGCGCCTGCAAGCGGCTGTCCATGACCGTGGCAGCATCACCGGTGCGTCGTTCACCATCAACGATATGGGTACCATTGAGATGACCCAGATCACCACGCGTTTCGGTGATACCGTCTGGGATGTTCCGGAAGCCGGTACCCGTAATGCGCTGATGGCCGACTACGGCGTTTTCGTCCCGGTCGAGAAACGCGACCTGCGCAAGCTGATTGCCGACCCGCAGGGGCCGTATTTGCAGCTCACCCTGTCCGCCGCCAACCGCAAAAAAGACGATGTTATTTACCGCGCGCTGCTCGATGCGGTACTGCGTAAGACTGAGAACAACGGCGCGTATGCATCCGTTACCCTCCCGGCCTCGCAGAAAATCGTTGCTGGCGGTACTGGCATGACCAAAGCCAAACTGATCGCAGCAAAAGCGATGTTCCGCCGTAACGAATGTGACGAGCAGAACGGCGAAGAGCTGTACATGACGTACAACGCCGACATGCTAACGCAGATCCTCAGCGATACCACGCTGACCAGCGCCGACTTTATGGCGGTGAAAATGCTGCAGGAAGGCGCGGTAAACGGTAACTGGCTGGGCTTCAAATGGCTGGCTTATGAAAAACTGGATTCTGTGACTGCCGCCAGCGTTACCACCAAAACCGCCGCAGCCTGGTGTAAATCCGCTGTGCATTTCGGTACCGGCGCTGAGTACAACGTCGATATCGGTCCGCGCCGCGATAAAAATAACACCGTCCAGATTTCCGTTGATGCGTCCTATGGCGCAGGCCGCGCCAACGAGAAAAAAGTCGTTGCCATCGATTTTGTAGCATAAAGCCGCTGGTACCTTTGCCGGGGGATCCCTCCCGGCCTTTTTTCATCTGAGGTAAGGCTATGGCTTCCAGTATCTCTATCTGTTCTAACGCACTGCTGGCGCTCGGCGCCCATCCCATTAACAGCTTCGACGAAGCGACCGAACACGCCCGCCTGTGCTCAAATATTTATCCTACCGTACGCAATGATCTGCTGCGAAAACATCCGTGGAACTGCGCGGTAAAACGCGTAGTGCTCTCACCGTCCAGCACCGCGCCCGCCTTTGGTTTCGGCTACCAGTTCCCGCTGCCGGGCGATTTAATCCGGATCCTGTCCGTTGGCCGTGAGTATGAGGATATCGGGTACCGCGTTGAAGGAAACCGCCTGCTGGCGAATCAGAACGTAATTTATCTGCGCTACCTGTTTCGTAACGAGGATGAATCGACGTGGGATTCGTCGCTGGTCAATCTGGCCGAAGCGTTCATGGCCGCAAAGCTGGCGTACGCTGTCACCGGCTCCGCGAGTCTGCGCGACAGTCTGACGCAGGAAGCTGCATTCCTTCTTCGCCAGGCCAAATCTATCGACGGACAGGAAGAACCGCCGGAAACGCTGGACGGCTATCCAACTTATGAATCGAGGTTCTGATGCGCGCGAACCTGATAAAAACCAATTTTACCGCGGGTGAAATTTCCCCGCGCCTGATGGGGCGTGTTGATATCGCCCGCTATGCCAACGGTGCAAAAATTATCGAAAACGCGGTGTGCGTGGTGCAGGGCGGTGTCGTTCGCCGACCGGGTACGCGCTTTGCCGCTGCCGCTAAATATGGTGACCGGACAGCACGACTGATCCCCTACGTCTTTAACCGCTCGCAGGCGTACATGCTCGAATTTGGCGACGGGTATCTGCGCATCTACCAGAACGGCCGGCAGCTGGTAAACGACGATAATACCCCGTATGAAATCGCCAGCCCGTACAGCGTCGATATGTTGTCTGAGGTGAATTACGTGCAGGGCGCTGACACGATGTTTTTAGTGCACCAGAGCGTCCCGCCGCACCGCTTGCAGCGTAAGGGGCAAACTGATTGGGTACTGGAAGCCGCGCCGTTTATCGTGGAGCCATTCGACGAAATCCGCGACACGCCGGAGAAATGGTGTAAGCCATCGGTTAAAGAATTCGTCGGCTCAGAAATCACGCTGACGCTCAGTGATGCCGAACCCGCAGATGATGACGATTCCCCCGCGTTTACTGGTACCGGCTGGGTATCGGAGGACGTTGGTTCGTACGTTCGCATTAACAGCGGTCTGGTGCTGATTAAGAGCATCACCAGCGCGCAGATTGCCGTCGGCACCATCCGCACCGATTTAAGCGCAACGCAGGCGGCATCCCCCGGAGCCTGGACACGTGAAGATACTGTCTGGACGGAGGAATTTGGCTATCCCGGCGCGGTGACGCTTTACCAGCAGCGGCTGGTTCTGGCCGGTTCCCCGCAGTACCCGCAAACAATCTGGTGGAGCGAAACCGGCGTTTATCTGTCGTTTGAGCTGGGAACGGACGACGACGACGCGATCAGCTTTAAGCTGTCTTCTGACCAGCTAAACCCGATTGTGCATCTTGCGCAGATGAATACGCTTATCGCGCTGACGTACGGCGGCGAGTTTACGATCACCGCTGGCAGCGACGCGGCAATCACTCCCACCAATATTTCGGTAAAAAATCCCAGCCCGTACGGCTGCAACAGCATTCGCCCGGTTCGTGTCGGTACCGAAATTATGTTTATCCAGCGTGCCGGGAAAAAACTGTATGCCGTGGCGTATGACCCCGACAGCTACGTTTCTTATTCCGCCAACGATTTAACGGTGCTGGCCGAACACATCACAGCCGGCGGCGTCCTCGATATGGCGTATCAGCAACAGCCTGATGCGTTCGTGTGGCTGATCCGCGCCGATGGCGTACTGGTCACAATGGGGATAGACCGGGCGCAGGATGTAGTCGCATGGTCACGCCAGATCACCGATGGCGTTTTTGAATCGGTGGCGAGTATTCCCTCAGAAAGCGACGATGTGATTTATGTTCTGGTGCGCCGGGAAGTTAACGGCCAGACCGTTCGCTATGTTGAAGTATTCGACAGCACACTGAATACCGATTCCGCAGTAACCGGATCCAGTTCAGAAGGTGCCACCACATGGACAGGCCTTTCTCACCTCAATGGAAAAACGGTTGATGTGGTGGCCGATGGTTCCGTGATGCCACAGGCAACGGTAACAGGCGGGCAAATCACACTCAGCCGCAAAGCGAAAAAAATCGAAGTGGGCCTGCATTACGAAACCACCATCCAGACGCTGACGCCGGAAATCTCAACGACCGAAGGCACCACGCAGAACGCCCGCAAGCGTACCAGTGAAGTCACGCTGCGCTTTATGGAAACCACCGGCGCGGAGTGCAACGGTCAGGTGATCCCCTTCCGTACCTTCGCCCCAAAAATCCTTAACCAGCCAGCACCGCTTTTCACCGGTGATCATTATTTCGGGAAGCTCGGTTGGGAGCGCGGGGAAGACACCTTGATTATTCAGCAACGCCAGCCGCTGCCTTTTCACCTGCTGGCCATTATTTTCACGTTCTCCAGCAATGGGGGCTAATGATGATCCGTAATGCAACCGCCGGTGACATTCCGGCGCTTATCGAACTGGGAACCCGGATGTATCTGGAATCCCGCTATTCCGAAAATTCACCCTTTGACGCGGACAAATGCGCGGAACTGGCTGAAAGCCTGATTTATTCCGCTGCCGGCTGCGTGCTGGTGGCTGAAAAAGATGGACAGGTGATTGGCTGGCTCGGCGGCGGCATCGCGGAGCAGTTTTTTTCCCGCCAGCTGATGGCGTTTGAATATGGCCTGTTCGTCGCTCCGGAGTACCGGGGAGGCAGTGCTGGCCCACGGCTGGCCCGCGCATTTATCGAATGGTCGAAAGAACACGGCGCCGCAGTGATCAACATGGGGATCACTACTGGAGTTCATGCCGAACGTACTGGACAGCTTTATTCCCGCCTCGGTCTGCAACGTACCGGGCTGCTTTATTCGATGGAGGTTTAACGATGTGTACAGGTGTTGAAATCGCCCTGGTGGCTTCTTCGGTTCTCGCTGCTGGCGGGGCAGTGGCCAGCGGTCAGCAGCAAAAGAAAATGGCGAACTATCAGGCCGCGCAAGCTGAAGCCGACGCCGAAGCATCAAAAGCAGCGGCGAAAGTTGAAGCGGAGCGTATTCGTAAAGCCGGTCGCCAGCAGGCATCCGCCGCCAATGCTGCGTTGGCAGCTTCAGGCGTTGATACGGGAGAGGGAACGGCGCTGCGAGTCACGTCAGGTATTACCGGGGATGCGGAGCAGGACGCCTACCAGACAATCCTTAATGGCGTGAATTCTTCTAATCGCCTGCAGGCGCAGGCACAAGCCGACAGGATCAGCGGCAGTAATGCGGCGACAGCGGGAAATATTAGTGCTGGCAGTTCATTACTTAGTGCTGGCGGTACTGCATACAGCGGCTGGAAAAAAGCAAAAACAGGTAAATACGGTTTATATGCGGAGTAAGTGACGTGAGAATTCCAACGGGTAATTTTGGTAATGTGACACCGCAGGCACAGCAGACGCGTGCCGCTGTTAGCAATGTAGGCACTATCGGCAATGCGGTGTCTGGTTTTGGAGCCGCTACAGGGCAGGTAGCAGAACAAGTACAGCATGAGCAGGATAAAGCCGATGTGGCAGCCACACAGGCTATTTTGACCGATCTGGAAGGTAAATCTAATGACCGCTGGGAAAACCCTGAGACGGGCGCAACGGTTACGCGTCAGGGCTTTAAATCGTCCGGTGTGGTCATCGATATGGATAAGGCCGACGCTGGCGATTACGAGGAAGCGCGCAAGCGCGTACCGGCAAGTCAGTTAACCTATTTTGATGCGCAGTGGAAAGCAGGGCAGGTACGCCGGACAAGTACCTACAGCGGTTTCGAGCGTGCACAGACGGATGAAGCCCAGCGGCAGCAGCTTAATGCGACGGTGACCACTTCCGTCGAACAGGAGGCCAGCGCATACGATAATCCGATGCAGGCGGAGCTAATACGCGGCGCCCGTAAGCATTCGATCGAGATGTATGGCCAGGCGCGCGGATGGGCGCAGGAACGCATCGATGCGGCGGTATCAGAAGCGAATCAAAAAGCGCTGGAGCAGCGCGCGCAGAACTACGCGGTAACCAATCCCACTGGCTGGCTGAATGGCGATTTTACGTTGATCAACAGCAGCACCGGCGAACTCGATATGCGCGCCGTTGGACTGGTTGAATCCGGTGGCAAGCACCGCAATGCTGACGGTAGCCTTGTTACATCGCCCGCTGGCGCGCAGGGTGAATTTCAGCTGATGCCGGATACCGGGAAAGAACTGGCGGCCAAACGCGGCGTAGAGTACAACCCGGATGACCCTGTGCAGCATGCGCAGCTGGCGCGCGATTATGCCGGGCAGCTCAGTAAAAAATATCAGTCTGAAACGTTGGCCGGCGCTGCATATAACTGGGGTATGGGTAACGTCGATAAGCTGATCGCTAAAGTCGGCGACCCGCGCAAAGGCGAAATATCGATGACAGATTTCGTTAAGCAGCTGCCAGCCGAAACGCGAGGTTGGCTTTCCCGCTACAACAAAAATAAAACAGGCCTCGACCCGGTAGCAGTAAACAAAATCGACAATATCGCCGAATCGCAGATTCGCCAGCAGCGTACGGCGCTGCGCCAGCAGATTGACCCGATTCTGAATAATACGATGGCGCAGCTGTATAACGGCGAGGTGCCGGATGCTATGCCGAACGCCTCCACCATTATGTTTGCGTACGGTGAGCAGGGGCAGACAGCGGTCAAGCAACTGGATATCGCGATCGATAACGCCAAAACCTTCCAGGCTATCCAGTACGTCACCCCTGCAGAACAGCAGGCCGAACTGGCGAAAGTTAAGCCTCAGGCAAACGACCCGGATTACGCGCTGAAACTCGATGCGTACGGCAAACTTAGTGCGCTGGTGCAGAAGAGCAACGCTAATATTCAGTCGCAGCGTGATGCTACCCGCTTCAACGATGCGCTGATCTCTGGCGAGAAACTCGACCCGAGCAACAAATCCATGCAGAAGGCGGCGGACAATACGCCATCGGCGCTTAACTTCCGCATTAACGACGCCACCACTCACGACGCCATCGTGCAGCAGGTTAACCAGACGGGCATTATTCCATCGCAAGTTACATCGCAACTGAATGCGATCGCCCGTTCCAGTAGCCCCGACGTGGTTAAGCAGGGCTCGACCTTATTTAACGCGCTGTACGAAACTGATCCTGCCTCTGTGGGTGATATGCCAAAGGATATGCAAAGCTTTTACCTGACCGTTAAACAACTTACCGATTCCGGCATGGCGTCAGACGAAGCAGTGAAGCAGGCGCAGAACGTTACCTATAACCAGACTGATGCCCTTAAATCACAATTGTCTTCTACGCAGAGCACGAAGGAATACAAAAAAGAGCGTGCCAGCGCGATGGATTCCGCAGTCAGTAGCATGAAACCGTGGTACAGCTTTGGCGGTCCTGCAGCAGATGACCAGAATCTTAACGCTGTCAATTTCCGCAATGATTACCAGTCCCTTTACGATATTAATTACCGCAACTCCGGCGGTAATGCTGACGTCGCCAAAAAGATGACAAATACCCAAATCGCCCGCACGTGGAGTCTCAGCGATGTAAACGGCAGCGCCCAGTTTATGAAATACGCACCTGAAGCGCTCTATAACTACGGGCCATCGGGTTGGCAGGCTTCGCAGTGGAAAGAGGAAAAAGAGCGCCTTTCCTATGGCGATCGCAGCGATGAAATATCGACCAGCCCGACCCAATTAGGGATCACCTCAGGTTCAGCACCCGTTATCACTTCTAATACCCCTGAATCTCGAATCGGTGGCGAGCTGGAAATTACACCCGACGTTTTAACCACGCATAATGGTGATTACGCCATTATGGTCCGCATGAAGGATAAAGAGGGTATCGAGAGCGTACAGCCGTATTACGATAAATTCGGTCGGCCTATGCGCTGGAAACCGTCGTTAGAAGAGTGGGAGCCTTACAAAAAAATGCAGCAGGAGAGGGCACAGCAAGAGGAAGCCGAGATCTCCCGCGGTAAAGATATTCGCGGGTTTAAGGCAAAACATCGCGCGCTCGATGAGCAGTATCAGCGTTTACATGAAGAACGCGTGGATCGTTTTAAAAATTATTTCTCGTGGAGTAATGAATAATGCCTATTTATCCGCAACCTGATGCGCCGCTGAGCGTTATGGATAACGCACTTCAGGCCCCAACGGGCTTTGATGTTTCTCTGCCAGAAGGTACTAACCCAGAACCGCAGCAGGCTGAGCCTTCTGTATGGGATGCTGCATTTCGTACGAATAACTCACTAGCTGGGATGGTACGAATGCCACAACAGTTCGAACCGGCAGCAGGGTACAACCCCTATGCCGATAAAAATGAGATCAAAGGGTATGAGCAATGGGCTACAGCTTTCGCTGATTCACAGTCTCCAGAGGAAACCGCCTGGATTAAAAACCACATTGACAACGAAAATGAAGACAGACGCGTTACTGCTGACGCTGGTTGGAAAGGTACCTTAGCAAATATCGCATCGGGCATGCTTGATCCTTTCACTCTCGCATCAATGTTTATCCCCGGCGCGCAGGGCACCCTTGCTGCTCGTATCGGTTCGCAGGTCGCCATTGGCGCCGCTGGTACCGCAATTAGCGAAGTCGCGCTGAACCAGCAGCAGTACACCAGAACCGCCGGAGAGAGTGCCGCACACATTGCCGCAGGCGCTATGTTCAGCGGTATTTTTGCCACTGCTGGCGCGATGATCACCCCGTCGGTAAGAACAGCGGCCACACGGGAAATGGCTGATGCGCTGGAAAATGTCGGCATGGCTAACGCTATTAATCGTGGGATGGATAGCCTGCCCGATGGTGGTAGTGTCGGTGCGATGCAGATCAGACAGGCAACGCTTGACGATCTCACGCTTGATGGGGGAAAAGCGGCGGATATCGCGTTGAAGGCTGGCGGGTATATGACGCCAATATCGCGGGTCATTTCGTCGCCATCGCGTAACGCTCGAATCACGGCGCTGGAACTGGCGGAAAATAACTTTGCGCTGCGGGGTAACCAACGCGGATTTGAGACCCCTGTTGCGGCTGAAACCCGCGTGCGTGGCTGGAGGAGGGAGGAGGCCGCAGTAGTGGTCACCAATAAGCAGGCGTATGCCAAATATAAATCTGATGGCGGCGATCTCAATTACACCCGATTCCGTGAAGAAGTCGGCGACGCCATGCGAAATGGAGACATTCACGGTAATGCTGCTGTTCAGGATGCCGCGCGTGCATTGCGTCAGGTAGTCGACAGGGTGAAAGTTGCTCAGCAGGATCTTGGCTTACTACCGCCTGATGCGGAGCTAAAAGCGTTGGGGCAGACCAGTTATTTCCCTCGGGTATACAGAGTGGGGAAAATTGTTGAGGAGCGCGATAAATTCCGTGATCTTTTAGTTAACTGGTGGTCGCGTGGGCCTTCCGCTATGTCACGAGAAGATGCGGAGATCGCCGCAGACGCAACGATAAATAAAATCGTTGGCGCAAAAATCCCCCAGGATTTTACGAACGTTTTTACCGTCAAAGTTCCTGGAAGCTCACGGCAGCGTACTTTAAATCTGCCTGATAATATGATGCGCGATTATCTGGAGAGTGACGCTAACTATGTATTGCAGCGGCATATCCGGGAGGCCTCTCCGGATATCGAATTAACCCGCGTTTTTGGAAACCGCAACCTTGAGTCCCAACTTAAGGCTATACAGGATGAATATGACGAACTGATGCGGGCGCGTCCTCAGGAGCAGGCCAAATTAGCTAAAGCACGTGAGAATGATATCCGGGATATCACTGCTATGCGTGATCGTTTAGTTGGTACGTACGGAATGCCTGATGACCCATCATCATTTTTTGTACGCGCTGGTCGGGCTATGCGTAACGTAAACTTCGTTACCAAACTTGGCGGCATGACGGTTTCCGCGATTCCGGATCTAGCCCGCGGCGTGATGGTCAATGGATTCAGTAAAACGATGAAGGGTTATGGTGCCCTGATATCCAGGTCACCGGCGTTTGCCGCCAACAAAAGCGAAATGAAAAAGATGGGGGTTATGGTTGAAACGGTACTTAATTCTCGTTCGCGTCTGATGGCTGATCTGGTTGACAGCTCTACGCGTACGAACGCGGCTGAAGCTGGGCTAGACCGCGTCACCGATGTGTTCGGAAAGCTTACGCTTATGGGGCAGTATAACGACATTAACAAAGCGATTAACGGCATGGTGACCGCTGACAGTATTCTGTCCGGGGCAGCTCCGGCTTCCCGGATTGCGAAACTGGGTATCAGTCCGGCTACAGCCGCGCGCATAAGCGAACAATTTCGTAAGCATGGCGAGGTGCTTGATGGTTGGCATATTGGCAATTTTGAAAAATGGGATGATGATTACGCAGCAGGTGTATTTCAGTCGGCAGTTTTGAAGGATACCAACAACATCATTATTACGCCGGGGGTAGGCGATACGCCATTGTGGGCCAGTTCACCAATAGGACGCACAGTTTTCCAGTTTCGGTCCTTCACGACGGCATCATATAACCGGGCGACAATCGGCGGTTTATCAGAAGGTACCGCGCAGTTTTACTATGGCACGGCATTTCAGATTGCACTCGGTGCGCTAACCTACGCACTTAAGCAGGCTGCAAATGGTAAAGAAGTGGATTGGTCACCTCAGAAACTGGCTATTGAAGGTATCGACCGATCCGGCATCCTCGGACCGCTGATGGAATACAACAACATGGCGGAGAAGGCTACCGGCGGGATGTTTGGCTTAGGGCCCCTACTCGGTACCGGCACACAATCCCGCTACGCCAGTCGTGGCTTTATCGGTTCTGCGCTGGGGCCAACCTTCGGCCTACTGGATACGGTCACCGACGTAACCGCTGGCGTGCTTAATGGCGACGCCGGCGACCGCGTCCTGCATAGTGTGCGTACATTACTGCCGGGGAATAACCTATTCTGGATCGCGCCACTGATTAATCAGGTTGACCCCGGGATGAAATAGCGTAATTTTATTGATTGATAAATTTAATTTAAAGGGCTTAGCATGCGTACAATTATATTTTCTGCAACAGTATCATTCTGTGTTTTTTTACTACCGTTCACCGCTTCGGCGGTAGTGTTCGGGGGAAGCAATTTAGGTTTCACTGGTTACCCTGACTTTAGCGAATCCGAACCACTACCGCCATATGATAACAGTGACTTATCTAAAAACTCCTACAGAATTCAAGTTGAAAGTTATGTAAGAAGTGCTCAGGAATATCTAGATAATGCTAATAGCGATATAAAACGCATACAAGAATCTAAGAATGAGACGGCAGAAAAGGCTAATCGCGTGATTGAATCCTACAATAATTACGCTAAAGGATATTAGGGATAAATTAGTCAGGATTCCGACCTTTACCCCGCCTCATCATAGCCCTATGGATAACCACGGGGCTTTTTTATGCATTCAGATTACAAAACCCGCCTGACCGCTCTTAGCGATAAGCTCACCGATGTAGTTCTTGAAGAAGCCGATCCGGATAACTGGCCGGGGGCAGGGAAAGAAATTACAAAGCACACCAAACAGGAGCGCGGCGACCGGTACTGGCATAAGAAGAACGCGGCCGCATCGCTCACGTTGCTGGTAAAAGTCCATTCACTTATTGGCATGCACACTCGCGGCGGCACGCCAAAAACCGGCGGAGAGGATCCGGACGATGAAGCGTTCCTGTTAGGTCAGCAGGTAGCAGCTGCTGAACGTAAAGCGCTGGAGGTCATCGAGAGGCTACAACACAAAGGCAAAAAATGATTTCGTTCCTGGCCTTCTTTTTGATGTGGGCGGAACGGATGAACTGGGACGTTCCGGATTGCCACTATAAAGCCTGCCACTGGCTGGAGCATCGCGGAAACCTCGCGGTGCTTCGCTGTTTTCGTGGCTTTGGTAAATCAACTATCCTGGGCGTTTATAACGCCTGGCGGTATTACTGCGATCGCCAGTACCGTATTCTGCATCAGTCGGAATCCGATACGACTGCCAGAAAGACCAGCCGCGATACACAAAACGTTCTGCGCAATCACCCTCTTACGAAAGGCATGTTGCCGGACGGCATCGGTACCATCGAGCAATGGTGGGTAAACGGCGCGCTGGATATGCGTAACGCCAGCATGTTCGCAAAAGGCATCCTGTCGAACGTTACCGGTGCCCGTGCCAACGAGTGCCAGAATGATGACGTGGAGGTACCCGGCAATATCCAGACTCCGGAGGCTCGCGAAAAACTGCGCTATCGCCTAAGCGAGCAGACGCATATTTTGATACCCGGAGGCCGAAAATTGTTTATCGGTACTCCGCATACTCACGACAGCCTCTATGACGAGAAAGAAGCCGAGGGGGCCGACTGCCTTACGATAAAGCTGTTCGATAAAGAACACCGTATCGAGGCGAAGAAGGCGACCAGAAAACGATACCGGGTGCCGTTCCGTCCGGAATTTGTTTTTGTGGGGATCCATAAAGCTGCCCGGCTGCTGGTAGAGGGTACCGATTACCGGTTGACTGAAGACGGCGTAGAATTTGCCGCGCCTCCAGAAACGGTCGTAGATTTTTATGCCGGTTGTGCGTGGCCGGGCCGCTTCGATCATGATGAATTGCTGCTGCGCCGGAGAGAATGCCGGACAGTTAACGAATGGGACAGCCAGTACCAGCTGCACAGTAAACCGGTTGGCGAGGTTCGTCTCGATCCCGACCGTATCCGCGAGTACAACGTACAGCCTGAAATTCGCTATGCGAACCGTTCCTGCTCCATGTGGCTTGGCCAGACGCAAATTGTTGGTGCTGTCGCCTGGTGGGATGTGGCCACCGGCAAAGTTAAGGCTGACGCCTCGGCGTTCTCTCTGATTTTCACCGACGCGCGCGGGCATCTGTACTGGCATGTTTGCCAGGGGCTTACGGGCGAACTGGCAGAATTTGACGACAACGACAAAATCACCAGTGGTCAGGTGATGCAGATTAAAGAGCTAGTGCTGAAATATCAGATCCCCCTGGTCTGCGTCGAGGTGAACGGCCCGGGCAGCTTCGCCGGGAAATTGCTGATTCAGGCGCTGAAGGGTACCGGCTGCGGCGTACGGGAAGAATTCAGCGTGACCAATAAACAGAAACGCATTCTCGATGCATTCGAAGCGCCGTTGTCGTCGCGGTTCCTTTGGGCGCATACCGACGTGCTCGATGGCCCAATGTACGACCAGATGCGAGACTTTAACCCGGCGCTGACTAATCAGCCCGATGACTTTATCGACTCCGGCTCCGGCGCTATCAGTTCAACACCAGTACGCATTGGTAAATTGGTCGGGATTCCGACCGCACAGGCGCGGGAACATTGGCAACCAAACGATGGCGACCATGTGATCGCCGTAGATTACTAGCCGCCGGAGTTCCTCGTATGTCGGTACCGAACCAGACACCCTATAACATCTATACCGCCAACGGGCTGACCACTGTCTTTGCCTATGAGTTTTACCTGATCAGCGCCAGCGATATTCAGGTGACAATCAACGGCAACGAAGTAACGTCCGGCTATACCGTGTCTGGAGTGGGTAATACTGGCGGTGGCGAGGTTACTTTCCTTACTGCGCCAGCCAATGGCGCCACAGTCATTTTTGAGCGCGCAACACCGACGTACCGACTCACCGATTACCAGGACAACGGCGACCTGCTGGCCGATACGGTTAACAAAGATTTTGACCGTCTCTGGATGGCTATCCAGCGCGCGTTTATCTATCTCGGGGTGGCATTGACGCGTCCTTTGTTTGGTGGTGGGCCGTTTAACGCTAACGGATACCGGATTGCCAATCTTGCTGATCCGGTTAGCGCTCAGGATGCTGCGACGAAAAACTATGTTGACGAGACCGGAAAATCGAATCTTTCGCGTACGCTGCGCGTTCCTGAAACATCTGTTTCCCCCTTACCCAGTATCATTGGCCGCAGAAAGAAAATTTTGGCGTTTGATGATATCGGCGATCCAATTGCTGTTCTCCCGGAGTCAGGTTCTGCTGCTGATGTATTAATAGAATTAGCTGCGAGTGATGGTATTAAATTGGTAGGAAGATGCCAGTCAATAGCAATACTTAGATTGATCGAGCCTTCTGCTGATGGTCAGTGGATCGTGCTTGAAAAAGCCATTCCCGGTGGTCAAATCATTAACGAAATATTGACCTACGATGCGGCTGACACAGTCAGCCCTGACAATGGCTATTCTGTTTTTGTGACAGCCAACGGCCGACGCTGGAAAGCTGACCTGTCAAAAGGATATAACCCTTTATTCCTGTTAGGGGCGGTCGGATACGAAAGTATTTCCTCATGCATCAACAAAATCGCGTATGACCTGGCGGTTTTATGGGGAAACAAGAAAGGGGTTATTGATTACTGCACAACCATCCGAATCCCGGGCATGCCGCGTGGTGAGACCCGATATAATGTCACCGGAGCCATCCACATTCCGTCATTCGTTTCCTTCAATTTGGATGTGGACACTTACTTTGATTATTACGGCGTACAGAACACTGACGGTATTATCATCGACAACAGCTATTTCCCGATGCTACTGGATTCAGCCTATGACACGTCACCGACTGCTCGCCCGCGCTCTGTACTTCTCTGGGAGGCTGAGCGTCAAACCTTCCAGGGAGGCAAGCTCACGCTTACTCACCCAACCGGAGCGGCCAGAACGTCAAATGCTGGCATCACAATAGGTAATACGGCCAACGGTTTTATTGACGCTCGTGGTTGCTGCCTTAATAATTTTGCATCGCTCGGTTTTTATTATGGAATAAAGATAAACCCGTTTGATAACTATATCAATTCATTCTCTAACTTTCACCTCGGTAGAAATCACTATGCCGTGGCTGTTATTGGTGATACCAAAAACAATGCTGGGGAACGTTTCGCATTCATTAACGGAACGCTGGCAGACTCTGATTCTGATTTGATATATATCGAAAATAATGCGTTTGAATTATTTTTCACACTTTGCTCATGTGATTATTCCACGGGAGATCTTGTTAAGATAACAAAAAACGGAAACGCCTATGTATGCTTCGATCTTTGTCATATCGAAGGTATTCAGGGAATGTTAGTGAATGTTGTGTCAGTAAACACATACCCGAAATACGGAAAGAAAATCGTACTTAAAGGCTGCATGATTGATGTCGGCTCCGGTCAGTCAGGTTCCGAGGAATGGAATAAAACCTGGGGTTTTTCTTCAGCAATAAACACATACTTACAGATTGATGAAACCTGCCGATTCTGGAGCTCAGTCTCAACAATGAGTCAGGCAAAAACCGCATACCAGTCACTGGTTGTTTCAGGTAAACCGGCAAATAATGCAATAGTCATTGATTTCCCTCAGAG